ATGGCGCTCATAAATCTGGTATACTTACCTTTACACATTGGGGCTGATTCTGGATTCGACGGGATTTGCGAAACCCAAGGTGCATGCCGAGGGGCGGTTGGCCTCGTAAAAAGCCGCAAAAAATAGTCGCAAACGACGAAAACTACGCTTTAGCAGCTTAATAACCTGCTTAGAGCCCTCTCTCCCTAGCCTCCGCTCTTAGGACGGGGATCAAGAGAGGTCAAACCCAAAAGAGATCGCGTGGAAGCCCTGCCTGGGGTTGAAGCGTTAAAACTTAATCAGGCTAGTTTGTTAGTGGCGTGTCCGTCCGCAGCTGGCAAGCGAATGTAAAGACTGACTAAGCATGTAGTACCGAGGATGTAGGAATTTCGGACGCGGGTTCAACTCCCGCCAGCTCCACCAATCATGATTGGACGGTGTAAGGACAACACCAACAAAAACAGGAAGTTAGCAGTCTCAGCAGGACACCGACCAGACGGTGAGGAGACAAAAAAGGATACGCAAAGGAGCCGCGGCTCTCGAGTGACACAAAAGCCCGCTTATGCGGGCTTTTTGTTTTTCCCTTAAGTTCCTAGCCGCTTATCTATAACTATGGAAAAATGTTAACCCTGACTGTATGTTAACAAAGGGATGTATATGTCGGTTTTTCATAACTGGCTGCTTGATATCGCAAGCGGGAATTACTTTATCTACATCAAACGCCTTTCTGCAAACGACACAGGCGCAACAGGTGGCCATCAGGTCGGACTTTATATCCCCTCAAATATCGTTGAAAAGCTTTTTCCATCTATCAATCATACTCGCGAACTGAACCCTTCAGTCTTCCTTACTGCGCATGTATCATCCCATGATTGCCCTGATACCCAAGCACGCGCAATTTATTACAACAACCGTTATTTTGGTAAGACCCGAAACGAAAAAAGAATTACGCGCTGGGGGAGAGGAAGTCCATTACAGAACCCTGAAAATACAGGAGCCCTCACAATTCTTGCTTTCAGGTTAAACGAACAGAACACTGACTGTTCCGAGGTAGATATATGGGTCTGCGTCAATCCCGATGAAGAGGATATCATCGAGTCTGCTATTGGCGAAATCATACCTGGAACCCTAATTTCCGGCCCTGCCGGACAAATTTTGGGCGGATTGTCTCTTCAGCAAACTCCAGTAAATCATAAATATGTTATTCCTGAAGACTGGAAGAAGCGTTTTCCTTCTGGAAACGAAATTATTCAATATGCTGCTGGCCATTATGCTAAAAACTCCAAGGATCCAGATGAGCAACTGATTGACCGTCGGCGTGTCGAGTATGATATTTTTCTACTCGTCGAGGAATTACATGTTCTTGATATTATTAAGAAAGGATTCGATTCTGTAGATGAGTTTATTGCATTAGCCAACTCTGTCAGTAATCGACGTAAATCAAGGGCAGGCAAATCACTTGAACTTCACCTAGAGAAGCTTTTTATCGAGCACGGACTACGGCATTTCTCCACTCAGGCAGTTACTGAAGGTAATAAAAAACCAGATTTCCTGTTTCCTTCAGCAGAGGCATATCATAACGTTGAATTTCCTGTAGAAAACTTACGTATGCTGGCAGTAAAGACCACCTGCAAAGATCGCTGGCGTCAGATACTGAATGAAGCAGATAAAATCCATCAGGTACATTTATTTACACTGCAAGAAGGTGTTTCTTCAGCACAATACCGAGAAATGAAAGATGCGGGTGTCAGACTCGTTGTACCATCAACTTTACATAAAAAATACCCAGAAGCAGTTAGAGAAGAATTAATAACGCTCGGAGCATTCATTACTGAGCTGATAGAGCTTTACGCTGAACTATCATAGGCTGACTCCCGGCTTAAAAGGCCGGGAGATGTTCTCAAGGCTGCCCAGTCTTACCAGCATCAGCAGAAACAGCTTTGAGGATATAGGGTTCCAGAAGTCTGGCAACAGCTTCAAATACTGGCACCACAACTGAGTTACCGAACTGCCGATATGACTGAGTATCTGAAACCGGAATACGGAATGGTTTCCCTCCAGGTTTTTCAAATCCCATAAGGCGTGCGCACTCTCGGGGAGTCAGCCTGCGTGGTCGACGAGCCTGATTACTCTCATTCATAAAGTCAGCCTCTCCCGTTGCCATATCCCAACCACGATCAATAAGAATTTCTGATCCGTCTTTGTGATATCTGGCAGAAAGTGTGCGTGCAATGCTTTCCTTATTCTCAGGATTGACCAACCCAAAGCCAAAACCATTCCCCTTGGCTGCATGCTTTTTGGCGTAGTTATAAAGGTACTCCCATAGTTTTGGCGTAAGTATATATTTACTGTCGACTACAGGCTCCAGCAATTCACCAAATGATGGGCGGTGTTCCGGATAAAAACGACTGATATCACGCAAGGTAAACCCCTTGTGAATATTCAGATCTCGTCTAAATCCGACCAGAACAATGCGTTCACGATGCTGAGGCAAAAAATGCTTCCCATCGATAATCTTTGGATCGTTTTTTCCCATTTCTGCAGCATCGGCAACTTCGTAGCCCAGCTCGTCAAGGGTCTCCATAATGACTTTGAAAGTTTTACCCTTATCATGGCTCTTCAGATTTTTGACATTTTCCAGCACAAAAATTGCCGGTTTTTTTGCTCGTATAATACGTGCCACGTCAAAAAAAAGTGTTCCTTGTGCTTCACATTCAAAACCATGCGCACGACCAAGTGAGTTTTTCTTACTAACACCAGCAAGGCTAAATGGCTGGCACGGGAACCCCGCAAGAAGCACATCATGATCCGGCACATGCTCATCAATATATGCATAAGCATCCGTTTCCAATACATCGGTTTTATCACTCAGCGTGACTTCCCGAATATCGAGATTGAATTTATGCACCTGTTCATCGTTAAACCAGTTGGCCTTGTATGTACGCACAGCATCTTTATTCCATTCACTGGTAAAAACACACTGGCCTCCAATGGCCTCAAAACCTTTCCGTATCCCTCCAATTCCAGCAAATAAGTCAATGAAGCGGAAAGCATATTCCGGATGGTTTGCAGGTGGTTCTGGTAGCATCTTACGCAGAAGAGACTCTTCTACTGAAGTCAACGATTTTGGTAAACACTTGCCATTAATCCAGCGGTTAATGGTTTCACGGCTCCACTCATTTTTTCCGACTTTTCTCAGTAATTCAGCCACATACTTCTGATCATAGATTTCCAGCACTTTCTCGATAAGCTTTTTATCATTTTCCTGTCGCAACTTTTCTTCCGCCTCGGCTTCCTTCAGCAGATGCTGTGCCAACACTTCAAATTCAGACATAATTCCTCCAAGGGGTCTAATGGGTGAAACTTTATCACTCATTCAACCCAGAAGGAAATGTTTTATCTGGATATTTAAACAGTGACTACAACGTAATCTAGCACTGGTGATGCTTTGTTAGGCATAGAGAATCATTCTATATACGACTAATGACAGAAAAACAGCAGACAAGTAGTTTGTTCATAAATTAACGCATACTATGTGTCTACGGTTTTCGAGACCGGTCCAATCATCAAACGAAACATAAAATTAGCTCACATTATGAGGAAAAGTATCTTTTTTGTACTATGTAAATTCAAAGGCTTAGCCTCATTTCTCCGATGGTTTTCTCAACACTACTGGTTGTGAGCCCTTGCAATGATCATTAATATACGTCTCACAAATAATTCTTCATAGATATTGCAAAATGGATATTACTGAGTTTCCTTCTGGAGTAATTGAACACCTTGGCTGGTATGTATACCGATTGATTGATCCGAGGGACGGAAGCACCTTCTATGTAGGGAAAGGCAAAGGTAACCGCGTATTTGCCCATATGCGCGGTGAAGTGGCAGCGACTGATGATGACGAGTTACTGAGCAACAAGCTAAAGCAAATTAGAGAAATAAGGTTATCGGGTATATCAGCGCCGTTCTGGTCTTTCTGCAGACGTTTCTCTGCATTGTCATAGGCTGATTTTACTGCCTTTGGCGTTGCCGCCAGCGTTTCAGACGTACTGTTGGTCGCACTGCTGAGCTGTACTACCCCCTTTTTCGTCGTGCTCGCATCCTCAAGCGCCACGGCGGATGCAATATCCTCTGCCCGTTTTGCCGCTGTCTCGGCGCGCGTTGCCGCGGATTCCGCCGTACTTTTGCTCTGTGCTGCCGCCGTCGCACTGCCTGCCGCCTCTGTTGCTTTCGTGGATGCCGTCGTGGCGCTGCCCTTCGCTGCTGACGCCTGTCTGGTCGCCTCATCTTTTGAAGCAGACGCAGATGATGCCGATGACGCTGCCGAACTGGCGGACGATGCGGCTGCCGTTTTTGAGGATTCTGCACGGGTTTCCGACGCTTTCGCATTCGTTTCGGATGCCTTCGCTGCGGAAGCAGACCTCGCTGCTGCGCTGGCCTGTTCAGTGGCTTCGCCAGCCTTCGTTGTGGCTGTTGAAGCAGACGATGCGGCACTTTCTGCCGATTTTCCGGCGGCGGTGGCACTGGCTGAGGCCTGCCCGGCACTTGTTGACGCGGCACTGGCAGATAATGCAGCCGCTGTTTTTGAGCCTGCCGCAGCTGAGGCGCTCTGTCCCGCTGCCGTTTCAGAAGACCTGGCGTTCGTCTCGGACGTTTTTGCCGCCTTCGCAGAATTTGCTGCCGCCGTTGCCGAGGAAGCTGCGCTGCTGGCGCTCGAGGCTGCGCTCGTTTCTGATGATTTCGCTGCCTCTTTTGAGGCCGCCGCATCCCGGGCTGAGGTGGCAGCTTCTGACGCTTTCGTGGTCGCGGTGGATGCAGAAGTGGCTGCAGATTTTTGTGACGCTGCAGCATTCGTTTCTGACGTTTTCGCCGCACCAGCACTGGTAGCCGCCGCGCTTTTTGAGGACTCTGCAGCGGCAACACTTTTTGATGCTTCAGTAGCCTTTGTTGATGCCGTTCCTGCGCTGGAAGACGCTGACTGAGCCGACGTCGCGGCCTGCCCGGCTGATGTGCTGGCTGCACGTGCTGAGCCTGCAGCATCAGTCGCATGGGTTGCCGCCTCACGGGCTGATGTGCCGGCATCGCTGGCTGACTTCTTCGCGGCTGCCGTGTTCTGTGCCACCGCGGACGCGTTACGCGCCACCTCTTCCACCATCAGTTCAAAACGGCGCAGTGCCTCCGGACGGACATCATCCTCCGTCATGGCACCGAGAAAATCATTCAGCGTACCCGGTTGTGAGTCTTCATACACGGTGATGGTCCCGGCATGCGATGGCGGGAAGCCTTCCACCAACAGAATAACGCTGTACTGACCGTACTCAACGTCCATGCTGTAACGCCCGGCTTCATCCGGATTTTCTGAGGCCAGCGTGTTCACCACCACCGTGGTGCTGTTACGTTTTGCTTTCAGCTGGATTGTGCAGTTCTGTACCGGTTTTCCTGTGCCGTCTTTCAGTACACCTGAAATCTTTACTGCCATATTCACCCCACAAAAAAGCCCGCCTGAACCGGCGGGCTGTCATAACACTGTGTTACCTGGCTAATCAGAACTTATAACCGACACCCACGATGAAACCGTCAGTGCGCCAGTCGCCACTGCCGGAGCCTTCATAAGCAATATCAATGGCCACGGATTCGGTCGGGTTAAACTGCACGCCAGCTCCCCACGCCAGAGACGTGTTGCTGTGGCGACCGTCATCACTTCCGGTCAGCACGTCGTGCGTTTTCCCCTTGTTGTCAGTTACGCGGAGATAATCCCCGGAGAAAGTCGACACACGGCTGTAAGCCATACCCGCCATCGCATACGCGCTGAACAATTCATTCACGCGCACAGACGGCCCCACCATCACGCTGAACCAGCGGTTACGCACGGAATCTTCATGCCAGCGGGTATCGCTGTAACGGGTAAGCTGGCGATTCTTGTCTCCTGCATAGCTGAATGACGTCACCATCCCCAGTGTGTCCGTAAACTCATAACGGTATTTCACGTTAATCCCGTTCAGATCATCGCTGCCGGGAACGTTCGTCGAGGCATGAAGATACCCCGCGCTCAGCGTGGACTGATGTTCAGATGCCCATGCAGGCGCACCGGATACGGCCAGACAAATGGCTGCGGAAAAAATGGCGGCATAAAGTTTACGCATAATTACCTCTCGCTTTTCTGCAATAAAAAAGGCACCATTTCTGGTGCCCTTATATGGGTTATAACAATTTCAACGAATACTGATGCCGGAAGCGGCTTTTTTGGTCACAATCACCGTACAGTCGGTGATATTACCTGCCCGCTGATTGCCTTTATGGAAAACCTTAAACTCCAGAGTGACGCTTCCCCTGCCACTCGGCATATCAATAACCGCACTGTAGCTACCGGGAATGGCCCCTTTAGTTTCTCTGGATGCGATTAATACACCGTTTTTGCGAACTTCAAAACCATAACCCGTGTATCTTGTACCTCCCGGGTTATTACCACTTCCCGGATCGCTATACGCTATTCCGTTAAAGATAATGGGCGGAATAATAATCTGACGGTCAAAGTTATGATCATCGCTGATGGTGACTGTAACCGTCCCGTTTGGTGTTTCCGTATTACCCCACGTACCAGCCTGTTTCGGGAATGATTTGGATACAGCTTTAACGAAGTCACCTCTGACCTGAGTCGCCTCCAGCATGCCCTTAATCGTACAGTTTTCATTTACCGTGACATTGTTGAGCGTCCCGGCGTTCGCATTCACACTGCCACTGATATCCGCATTTTTAGCGGTCAGCTTTCCGTCCGGTGTCAGGGAAAATGCCGGTGGATTTCCACCGCTGGTAATGGTGGGGGCCGTCAGGCGTTTCAGGAACACGTCGTTCATGAATATCTGATCGCCCTGACCAACAAACATCGGTTTTGTGTTGCCATTCGCAGGATTAACCATCGCAATCCTGTCCGCCGCCAGCAGCACCTGACTCTGCATGCCATCAGGGGTGTTCTCAATACCGGCACCAATACCCGCGATATAAAGGCGTCCGTCCTGCATCTGCTGCAGCTTCACAGCCCACATGCTGTTCAGGTTATTATTTGTATCAACCTGAACCTTCTGTATCTGCTGAATTGCCGCACTCTGGTCTTCCAGTTTCTTATTGACGGTCTGCGTGATTTCATTGCTGACATCCTTAATGGACGTCCTGATTTCAGCCAGGTCAGGCGCAAGCTGACCGTTATCAATCTGCGTCCACAGCTCCTGAGCCAGATGGGTTTTCCCTATCTCGCCTTTGAAAAAATCCAGATAGCCGGATGCATCATCACTCGGCTGACCAACAGCCTCCACGAATGCCGATTTGCCAACGGTGTTCACACTGCGAACGTAAAAATAATAATCATAGCCCGGCCTGATATTGATACTGGCGGCTATCCAGTACAGCGCCGTGCCAAGATAGCGCGCTGTGGTTTCAACCTGCCTGATATCGGTAATCCGCTTTTCCGAGAACCAGAACTCAAACTGTACCGTCGGGTCATAAACGGCAAGATGCGGCGTGGCGGTTATCTGAAAATAGCCCGGCGTCAGCTCAATCCTCGACGGTGCTGCCGGTGCGGCAATCCGGAACGATACCGACGCCGGATCTCCCTGCTGCCCCCACGCATTTACCGCCCGGACTGTCAGCCTGTAGTTCCCCAGCGCCAGTTGCGTGAAGCGGTATGTGGTTTCCGTCGTCCGGGCCGTGCTGACCAGCCGCTCACTGCCGTCGTCCGCTGTTACGGTCAGACGGAGCAGGAAGCTCACGCCCTTCACCACCTTCGGTGTGTCCCAGCGCGCCAGCACCTGATATTCCCCGCTGTCTGCAGTGACTTCTGCGGTCAGGTGCTGCACCGCTGGCGGCGTGACACCGTTCACCGTGCCACTCTGTTCGCCGTCAAAGTGCGCCCCGTTATCCACGATGGCCTCTTTTTCCGGCACATGCTGCACGGCGGTGATGGCATACGTACCGTCATCGTTCTCACGGATACTCACGCAGCGGAACAGGCGCTGGCGCAGCGTCGGCAGCTTCAGCCCCCACACGCTGTATTCGGCAACGCCGTCAGGAACACGGCTCACTTTCACCTTCACGCCGTCGGTGACGGACTGGACCTCCACGCTGACCGGATTGCCATTTCCGTCAACCAGGCTTATCAGCGTGGTTCCGGAGGATGGCAGCATGATTTCACGGTCGAGCGTCAGTGTCCGGGTCTGGCTGTTTACCGCAAGCACGCGCCCGCCGACGCTGATACCCGCATAGTCATCATCGCAGATTTCAATGACATCGCCCGGTACATGGCGAAGCCCTTCTGCGCCCACGCTGAAGTCCACAGTCTGCGTTTCCAGCAGCTCCGTTTTAATCAGCCACAGCCCGGCGCGGTGTGCCTGCCCCCGGCTGGTACAGCCAAAGGCATCCATCTTCGTGACGTTACGACCGTAACGGAGAATGGCCTGCGTGTCCTCCACAAGCTCTGTCGCCGTCTCCCAGCCGTTATTCGGGTCAATCCAGTTCACCTCAACGGCATTATGGCGGTCCTTCAGGGCGCTGAAACTGTAGCGGAACGGCGCGCCATCATCCGGCATCACCACATTACTGCGGTTATAGGTCCACACCTTATCCGACGGTCGGTCCTGCACGAACGTCAGCGTCTGCCCGTTCCATACCGGCATACAGCGCATCGCCGAGCAGAAATCACTGAGAACATCCCACGCCTTACGCTGTGTGGTCAGGTAAGCGTTACAGGTGATGCGCGACTCCGTGCCGCCAAAACCGTCCGGCACCGACTGGTCGCAATACTGGCCGATGACATACAGCGCCCATTTGTCCACATCCGCCGCACCAAGACGTTTCCCCATGCCGTAGCGCGGGTGGGTCAGCATATCCCACAGACACCAGGCCATGTTGTTGCTGTATGCCGGTTTTAACGTTCCGTCCCAGATACCGCTGTATTGCCGCGTCTGTGGGTTATAGTTCGACGGCACCTGCAGAATGCGCCCGCGAAGATGATAATTACGGCTCACCTGCTGGCTGCCGAACTGTTCCGAGTCCACCTGCACGCCGACCAGTGCCGTGTTCGGGTAGCACTGTTTCACATCGATGATTTCGGTGTATGACGACCAGAGCGTTTTGTTCTGCAGCTGGTCTGTGGTGCTGTCCGGCGTCATCCTGCGCATCCGGATATTAAACGGGCGCGGCGGCAGGTTACCCACCACCACCGAGGCCAGATACTGCGAGGTGGTTTTGCCCTTAATGGTGATGTCTTTTTCCGTCACCCAGCCACCGTTACGTTGTATCTGAACCAGCAGGCGGACTTCCGACGGATTCCTGTCACCCTTTGAGGTGGTTTCCACCAGTGCCTGCACGCCGAAAGTAAAACGCAGTCGGTCGATGTTTGCCGACGTGATGGTGCGGGTGATCGGCGTGTCGTATTTCACTTCCGTACCCAGCACCGTCTCGGAGCCGGAGGATTCAAATCCCTCCGGCGGAGTCTGCTCCTGCTCACCAGCCCGGAACACCACCGTGACACCGGCGATGTTGGTATTCCCCTCATCACGTCTTTTGAGGCAATGGTTTTACCCAGTGAGCTCAGCCAGCCACGGAAAACATCAACAGTGCCGTTGGGATATTTGATACGAAACGCGCAGACTTCACCGGAGTCGAACAACTGAACCAGTTTTTTCTGCCCGCTGTCACCCGGACGCCAGGCCAGCGTCGCCGAAGTATCACCGACGGATTTCTGCCCCTGGGTTGTCGTTTTCCAGTCTGCATCTTCATCATCGAGATAAGAGTCATCTTCTGCATCAGCGGTCATTTCGCCAGGTTGCAGATCCTTCACCATCGCAAGACGCAGCCAGTCAGTGTCCGATAAAGGGTTCGCAAACGCATCGCCCTTGCCGGTGTACATCCAGAACGTCGTTCCCGCACCTTTCGTTTTTGCCAGTGGATTTGGTGTGGTCATTGCCACCTCCTTTAATTCGTGTACGTGATCTGGTACGTGATTTCCGCCATCGCCCAGGTGGCCATCTCATTATCACGTTGATAGTTAAAACCGAGAGGGATCAGGGTGTCGATGAGTCCGGAAAGTGCCGGTATATCATTCAGGGCCGGGAAAATGGTGCTCTCCATCCACATATCCAGCTCTGAATCCGGTGCCTGTGCCCGGATGAAGACAGCAATATGCAGAACAGCCTGCCAGTCATCTTCATCCGTCATTTTTCCGGTGTACTGAGCATCACTCAGCCACACCGCCACGGCAGGCAGTTCCTGCGCATCAATAAATGCCGGAAGCCCGTCAAAAAACGTGGCGCTGTCTCCACACTGTTCCCGAAGGCGTGCCAGTACGGCCTGGCGGATTTGTGTATGTCGGTTCATCGGGTCAGCCATAACCTCAGTTGTTGTTTCAGTGCATACCCCAGCTGTTTCGGCATTTCCGCAGCAATGATGCGGTCGCGGGCATCTTCAAATGCCTGTGTCAGCGGTCCGGAAAGCGGGATTTTCACCACATCAATGGGGTAACGATTTTTGCCATCAATACGCCGCATCACATGCCAGCGACCATTCGCCAGTTGCTGAATAAACGCATCCCGGAAAAGATATTTACCCACCTTCAGCACACTGCCACGGTACTGCAGTTTTCCACCACGCCGGGCCAGTCTGACCCGGGCTGTCCCCAGCTTAATGGCGGGCAGATTGCCCCGGTTAACGCGGATCCTGGCCGTCATTTTTCCTGACGGACTGGCTTTAAACACCCGGACACGCTGACGTACCAGTTTACGCCGTACATTTCACCAGACCGCGGTGATCAACTGGCGCGACACCGGCGTCAATACGCACTTTCGTTGTCACGCCATCCACACTGAAGCCCTCCATCTGATCAATATATGGCGTATCCACACCGTTGAGATAAGCCACTTCAATCGTATCGGAGCCTTTGGACGCAGCCAGGTAGAAGGTGGTCTGGCTGTTATCATCAAGACGAGGCTCTGCAATAACGGTCGCAAAATCTTTCACCGGGTTAATAATACCGGCGTTAATGTCAGCCCCCTTGACACTTGAGGAGCGAATGACCTGGTTAGCAACAGACTCCATCGCCGTCGGTACCAGTACGAACGCAGGACGAATATTCAGATGACGCTCCCCCTCTTTCTGAACGCGCATCAACTGGCGGGCTTTATCCAGCGATGCCACGTCCATTGCAGCGCTCTCCAGTACGTTTGCATGTTTCGCTTTATCGAACAGACTTACATTATCTGTGGAGATTTTCGGGTTAGACGTCAGAATGGCATAAACCAGATCGGCAATAGTGGATTTCGCCGCACGGCCCAGTTTCATCGGGACATCGGTCAGCATATTCAGATCATCATTGATAATGGCCTGACGGGTGATACTGAACAGCTCGCCATAGGTCGCCAGTGCAATAGTGGCCTGTTTATCTCCGGTGGTGACGTATTTATATTCCGCCCCTTCACGCACCTGACGCAGAGCACTGAAGCCCCCCATACCCACACGATGGGCAATTTTAAAATCAGACACCCGTTGTTAACTTATCCATGGATTTCATAACCCCACCTCGCAGATGCGGGTGCTGTGTAATGGAAATAAAAAGGCCACCTGACGTGGCCACCAGATTATTTCCCCACCAGCTCGTTTATCTCTTTCACTGTCTGGTTAAACCGCTCTGACTCAAGCTCAACACCTAAGGCCCGACGCCCCAGCGCCATTGCTGCTTTTATTGTGGAACCGGATCCCATAAAAAAATCAGCAACCAGATCACCAGGTCGACTACTGGCATTGATTATTTGCCTGAGCATATCCGCCGGTTTCTCACACGGATGTTTACCCGGGTAGAACTGAACGGGTTTATGCATCCAGACATCGGTATAAGGCACGGAGACTGATACGGAGAAATAGCGCCGGAGAGATTTAAACTCATCCAGCAATTCAGAATATTTGCGATTCAGTGAATCATAAGATGCCACCAGCTGGTGGTGTGGTTGTTCCAGTTGTTGTTCCTGAAACTTCTCTGCCGCTATACGGGAAAACAGTGCCTGTAACTTCCGATAGTCAGCCTCATTCGGCAAGCCACGCTCTTTCTGATAAGAAATCAGCATATCCAGCACCTGCTGCTGGCATTGAGTTAACGTCGTCATGCCGCCATCTCCCTGACCAGTTTTTCCGCCTGCTGGCGAACCTGCGCCAGAAACGCCTCACCACATGCCTCAAGTTCATCGCGCCCGATGTAGCTGATTGCCGGTCCCTTCCAGGTCTTATCGAAAACAGCAATAGCACCAGCGAAGAAAGCGCCTGTCGGCACCTGCTTCTCGTCTTTCGGGATAAACCAGACAGGCAGTTCAAAACCAATACGCCCGCGAATAAAAGCAATATGATCTGCATCTTCCGGCCACCACACTTCGCTGGTGGCAGCTTTGATCAGGAAAACATAGCGCCCGCCTTTATCACGCATGGCACTGGCATGCTTCATGATGTAACGCATGCCGGTGATGTATTGCCCCTCATGCTGACTGGCGCGGCTGTATGGGGGATTACCAAAGGCAGCACCTTTAAGCTCCGCAAGACGTTCTGACCAGTCATGCGCCAGCGCGTTGTCTTCCGCCGTGTAATACGCGGCACATTTGGCGTTATCACCGTCAGTAAAAAGATCCAGAACAAACGGGCCAAACAGAGTGTTAATTCCCCAAAAAATGTTATCCGGCGTGCGCCACTGATCGCCCACTTCCTTCAGTTCATGGGCTGGTTTGTTCCGTAGTTCCACCAGCGCCTGGCAATATTTATTACTCATTAAGCCCCCACGTAATTCCCTGACAGATACCACTCTTCACCTGATGCAGCCCGCTTGCTGCTTTTCCGTAAACACTGTTCACGACGCGCCAGAAAATTGTTTCGTTCTGGCTGGGAGTGGCTTTCACGGAATGCCGCCATCCACACCGTTGCAGCACGACGGTATAAGCCCCTCGACTCCAGTTCTTCAGCCTGGCGGGTCAGGCACAAAATCACCCGGGGGTCGTTAGTGCCGACATAGAACTTGCGCACAGGTCTGGTTTCACGAACTGGTTGTGGTTCCGGCTCCTGCGCTCTCTCAGTCAGGCGCGAGAAATGTCTGCGTGTATCTCCTTCACAACGGTGAGCCACACGCCCACTCTGACGTAACTTGCTTGCTGACTGCAGAACGCGCTGCCGTGAGTAACCAGCAAAAGCATCCGCAATGTCTCCGGAAGTACACCCCGGATGGGCTTCAATGAATTTCTGAACTTCATTCAAAAGACTCATGATCACCCCCTGAATCCTGCCGGGATCTGGCTGTAGTCCACGTTGTCGTAACTGGCTTTGAAGTACGGGTCCTCGCGTCTGGCTGCAGATACCGCAGGAACTTCCCAGGATTCTTCGAAATGACGATCCGGGCCATAGAACGTGACAGCCTGTTTCACAAATTGTGTGCCGCTGTTACCCATCGCAGATACCCAGCCCGCGTAGCGTTTCACACCTTCCAGCATGGTTTCGGGGTTTACCCCCTCGTTCAAACGGGCTTTCCAGGCTTTGAAGGCTGCTGATTTTGAATTGCCACCAGCACGTTTGGGATATGCCAGCCATGCCTGCTCAAACTCCGGAGAGTATTCCGGTCGGTTTGAACGAACTCGCACAGACTCATCAGCAGATGCACCAACAGCTATTGGTTCATTGACTGATTCTTTGACTGGTTCAAAAGAGTGACTGGTTCTGGGTGAATCTCCTTCACTACCACCAGGTGCAACTCCTGCACTACCTGGTGAATTTGCTGCACCAGATAGTGAATTATTTGCACTACCCCCTGGTGAATCTCCTGCACCATCCAGATGAAGGAAATAGATATTACTTGAGTTACCTTTTTCACCTTTTCGGGTGACTTTTTTTACCAGCCCGGACTCACAAAGGGCCGCAATATGACTCATCACAGAACGTTTGCTAATCTCGCACTGGTCAGCGATATGCTGATAGCTGGGCCAGCACTCGCCCTGATCGCTGGCATTATCAGCCAGCTTAATCAGAACCAGTTTTCGCAATGGATTACCCACTCGAATTTTCATCGCTTTAACCATCAGCTCCATACTCATGCTGCACCTCCGAGATGCTTCATGTTTTTTCCGGAGCGAAAGGCAATAAGCGGCATACTGACGCGGTAATTGCGGCCCAGCGGTTCACAAATCACCTTCTGACATTCACAGTCAACCAGGCTGACACGTAGAACATGCCCTGCAGGCGTGGTGTACCACTGCCCAACTGTAGGAATTGATATTTTTTTACGCTGAAGTAAACGGTGAATATTGAGGATCAACGGATTAAGCATGACGATGCCCTCCGCTGATATTCAGGAGACAGTGAATATGAAGATTAGCCTTATCCGCCAAACGAATACGTTCAGCCTGCAAGTTAAGAAGGGTTTCTACCAGAAGTTGATGCGCCTGCGGATCTGAAAGAGTTACCTTGCGCAGAGCACGTAGTGCTGTTGTTACATAACTGAGTTTATGTAAGTCTTCATCATTCAGACGAGTGAGGGCTGGGACTGTAGCCATGATGGCAGCCTCCGTATGCAATGGATAACTTCCACCACCGGAAACGCCAATTTCGCTGGTGGTGAACTGAGCAGGGTTGGCGTAACCGGCGCATACGGAAACCGGCGCACCTTTCGGTGCCCCCACCCAGCCCACCATAATTTGGGTATAGCTGAGTTGTAGCAACAAAAAAGACGCTAACGCGCCAATTGTCGCCGTATGCAATTCCAGGACGCCAATCCCGGCACCCGCTTTATAAGGTGCCTGAACAGTGTAACGTCCCGGAATGACAGAATCAATGTGCTGGTGCTGTTTCACACTCAACAAAATCACGCCTGAATTTCCACAAAGGACTAAAGCACTCATGCGGGTAGTCTTTGCGAAGATAGATAACGCGCTGTGTTTCTGGTTCCCAACGAATAACATGGACATAAAGCCCTCTTCCATCACGAAACCAGCGGTTAAGTTCCTGCACAACTCGCCCCCCACAGTCAGGTAAAGTTCTCTGTGGTTATTTACAGACAGGTGATTTGGTAATCTGCATTCATGCCGTAACAACAGGTGTTCAGCCACGCTGACCACCAGCTGTTGCGACAAACGGTTATTTGCCGTTAAACTGTTCATGCGTTAGTTTCTCCACAGTCACGACACGCCACGGCGCCCGGAGCTGCACACTCGCGGGCGTCATTACTTTCTGAAACGCAAAAAATTTTGTAGACCAGTGCTGCATGCTCCTGCAGCTTCGAAATTGACAGGTACAGCTCGTCGTTAATTGCTGTCTTCTCATGCGGTTCCACTACACCGTCTTCGATTGCCGAACGAATCTGTTTGGAATAACTGCCAATTTGTTCAATGACTTCCAGCAGACGCTGGTTAATATCGGCGTTATCCACATCCTCGACATCAGGAAGAGACACAAAGACGCCATTTGCAGACTGCGCCACAGCGTCAGCAATGAAGTGAGTGCCACCAGCACGTTGCAAAATCATTGCCCATCCCAGCGGAAAAATCTGATCGCCATCGGCACGAAGGCGGTTAAATAATGCGTTCTCTGTTACATCCAGCCAGTCAGCAGCCTCAGCATAACCACCCGGCAACGCCGCGATAGTTTTTCTGACCGCTTTCACATACCACTCAGGCTGTTTTTTTACTTTCCAGTGATGCTTACCCACGGTTAGCCTCATCGTTCTGTGGTTAAAAATTGAAGGTCTTCTGCTAATCTTTCGGATAGATATCCGGTCTTAAGTCAGATTTCGTAATTGCTCCTGATGTGCATTGCTCAAGTTTTTTAGCCAGTACAAAGCTGGCTTTTTTATAGCCATTGAAAACCAGCCGTAAGTAGCCAGGTGTTGAACCAACTTTTCCGGCCAACTCGCCCTGCTGTTCTTTGGTTAAAGAGTTCCAATACGCTTTCATACAATATGTACCCCCTGTATACATATTACATGATTGAAATGAACCTTCAAGATACTTGTACCTTAACGGTACAAAGGTTTTAATTTCGTTATGAAAACAGTCCATGACATCCGGCGGTCTAACGCCAGAAAACTGAGAGATGGTGTTGGCGGGAATTCTTCCTTTGCCACCATGATTGATCGCGAGCCAACCCAAACCAGCAGGTTTATGGGGGATGGCGCCACTAAAAATATCGGTGACAGCATGGCACGGCACATCGAAAAATGCTTCGACCTGCCTGTCGGATGGCTTGATCAAGAACACCAGACAACAAACATCACAAAAAAAACTGATGTTTCAATCACTAACAAACAAATTACGTTAGTTCCTGTCATATCATGGGTACAGGCCGGAGCATGGAAAGAAGTTGGTTATTCTGAGGTTGATTTGAGCACAGCGGAAACGTATCCCTGCCCTGTACCCTGTGGCGAAATGACTTATATCTTGCGGGTGATTGGTGATTCAATGATTGATGAGTACCGCCCGGGAGACATGATTTTTGTTGATCCTGAAGTGCCTGCTTGCCACGGTGACGACGTTATTGCATTGATGCACGATACAGGTGAAACCACCTTCAAAAGGTTGATAGAAGACGGAACACAACGTTATCTCAAAGCATTAAACCCAAACTGGCCTGAGCCTTACATTAAGATCAACGGTAATTGCTCTATAATTGGCACAGTAATTTTCTCAGGAAAACCAAGAAGATACAAAATCAAAGCCTAATCAATGTTATGAACCTGCTTCGGCAGGTTTTTTTATACTTGACAATGTACCTTTGAGATACATAATGTACCCAAAAGAAACATGAAGCAGGCAAGATTCAAACAAAATTTGGTTGTAACACGGCGTATGGCACATGCGTCGTTAGCGGTCTGGAGACGTTAAAGGGGACAATCCACTCCTTGCTCGGGCAAACAAACCAGGTAGCCGGAATGTGCAAGTCAATGAGGATGCTGATAAGACGCCTAACCAGCGTGGCGATTCGGTTTGACGCCTGGGAAGAGACCAGGGTGCAACGATGAGGGCATTTATGGAACCGCGACAAAGTGTGGTGCCGTAACTGGCTAAGTGCTCTCTGCGTTGTGGTAATCCGCGAAATGGCGCGGCGGTAAGTATGGCGGGGTTACTCTTTCCCCGTTGAGGACACCGGGTTGTCAGGTTGACCATACGCCTGAGTGACAACCCCACCACAACTGCCATTGCTTTGGCGGTACCAGTTTTTTCCTTAGTCCTTTCTGGCACCGCCCTTTTTACAAAACAGAGAAGAGCATCACCGGACGATGGGCTCATAACCCAATCCATCCGGCAGTGACTACCGTAGGTGTTCTTCTCTGTTTTGTGGAGAAACTAACCGCCCCAGCGGGGGCATTTATGGAAACGTAATTGACTCAATAATCGCCGGATGGCGAGGGATTCTTGCAACCAAAATTCAACGCGGTGCAGCGCATATAACGTGGAGAACGAAATGTCATTTATTAAAACTTTTTCCGGGAAGCATTTTTTTTATGACCGGATAAATAAAGACAACATCGATATTAACGATATCGCGGTTTCACTTTCAAATATCTGCCGCTTTGCAGGACATCTTTCACACTTCTACAGCGTCGCCCAACATGCGGTGCTTTGCAGCCAGCTGGTACCGCACGAATTTGCTTTTGAAGCATTAATGCATGATGCAACAGAAGCGTATTGCCAGGACATCCCCGCTCCACTGAAACGCCTTCTTCCTGACTATAAACGGATGGAAGAAAAAATAGACGCCGTAATCCGTGAGAAATACGGGTTACCCCCGGTTATGAGTACACCCGTGAAATATGCCGATCTCATCATGCTGGCAACCGAACGCCGCGATCTCGGGCTTGATGATGGCTCTTTCTGGCCTGTGCTGGAAGGTATCCCGGCAACAGAGATGTTCAACGTGATTCCACTGGCTCCAGGCCATGCCTACGGGATGTTTATGGAACGCTTTAACGAATTATCGGAGTTACGCAAATGCGCATGAATGTTTTCGAAATGGAAGGGTTTCTTCGCGGGAAATGTGTACCGCGAGATCTGAAAGTGAACGAAACAAATGCTGAGTACCTGGTACGTAAATTCGACGCGCTTGAAGCTAAATGTGCTGCACTGGAAAGCAAAATAATACCAGTGTCAGCTGAACTGCCTCCAGCAAATGAAAGTGTTCTGTTATTTGATGCTAACGGAGAAGGCTGGCTGATTGGCTGGCGTCCTCTCTGGTACACCTGGGGACAAAAAGAAACCGGAGAATGGCAGTGGACATTTCAGGTCGGGGACCTTGAAAACGTCAATATCACTCACTGGGCAGTAATGCCGAAAGCACCAGAGACTAAGAAATGAGCGTGATAAAAACTCATACAGGAATTGTTATCACCCGAGACGGTGAAAAGCGGATGAAATTACATTCCACTGAAACGTCCTGGGTTGCCGGACGTTGTGAATCCTACGACAAAAAGACTGGTTACCGTTGGGGTGCACCTAACATGCGTCGCCGTCTGCTACTGGACAGCATCAGGCCAATAAAACAAGTAGCAACCAGAGAACAAAATTAATTATCAGGACTGGAATTTGATATTACTGCCCATGTGCAGCGGGCTAAGTGGAGAAACATATGCTGAACCTCGATTGTGTTCCTATCTCAACTTATTGCAAAGAAACTGGCGAAACTCCTGAAGCAATAAACAAACGTGTACAGCGCGGTGTTTGGCGTGAAGGTGTTCAGGTTTTAAAGGTTGAAGGCGTTAAGGAGAGGTGGATTGATCTTAGTGAGGTTGCAAAATGGGCCAGACAAAACTGCTCAAACTACCGCGCGGCGTAACAATCAGGAAACACCGCCAGGGCGAAACGATCAATATAACTTTCACCTACAAAGGTGTTAAATGTCGTGAGCCTCTTTCCAATCTGGAAGTAACACCAAAGAACATTAAATACGCCGAGCGCACACTCGGCGAAATTCATAATAAGATCGAAAGGGGAACATTCATTTATGCGGAATATTTTCCCCGTTCTGCTCGTTTGAAAATTTTTGGTAATGCTGCTGCAGGCAAAACGGTAAAAATGTACCTGGACGAATACCTTGAAATCTGCGAAACGAGAAAACTTTCACCATCTACGATTGGTGGTTATAAAAAATGCCGTAGTGCGTTAGCCTCACTCCACATTTGCCCTGCAAGTGAACTAACACCAGCAATCCTGAAAGCGTGGATTCAAAGCCAGAAAACGACCTTAAAAACAATTCGCAACCAGTTATCTTTCCTGCGGTCAGCACTTGATGAAGCCGTAACCGATGGGGTACTTCAAATTAACCCCGTATCGTTGGTAACTGCTTCGCGCTACCAAAGTGATAAGTCAGAAGCAGAAAGCAGCTACGTGGTTGATCCGCTATCACCAGCAGAAGTTGATGCATTACTAGCAGCAGCCGGAAACAAACAATGGGAGAATCTGTTCCGGTTCGCTATACATACAGGCCTGCGTAGTTCTGAATTATGTGCCCTTCGATGGCGTGATATCGACTTTGTTGGAAAAACTGCCCATGTCCAGAGCGCAAGTGTTGTCGGTGTTATCAAAGGAACAAAGACAAAAGCCGGTACTCGTAAAGTTGAACTGACAGAAGATGCAATGTTGGCGCTGATAAATCAGAAGCCATTTACATTCATGAAGGATGCTACAGTCTTTGAAGATCCAAAGACCAATAAACCTTGGGCAAGTGCTGATGCAATTAGAAAAAAAGCATGGGTGCCAACATTGCGGAAAGCAGGTATTCGTTACAGAAACCCATATCAAACCAGACATACATTCGCCACCAGCCATATCAGCCGGGGAGCAAACCTGTTTTGGCTTGCGGTTCAAATGGGTCATAAAGGACCAGAGATGTTATTTAGACATTATGGCTCATACCTCAAAGAATATGATGGAAATACATCTTTAAATAGAAAAAATAGATATTAA